AATAGATTGCAGTAGATATATGCTTGAAGGTCATATCCATATTTGTCTGCTGAATATCTGAAGGCTTTTAGATCGGTTGTTGTTTTGAGATCTATGATCTCGCTACCTCTTTTGATATCTGCCTTTCCTCTGAATGGAAATCCACCAACTAAATCCACCATAGGGATCTCAGTCTCTGATCCCTTCAGGTAACTCTTTGCTATCTCGTTTCTATGGAATGCATCTGTCAACCTCTCACCTGCCTTGAAGTCCTTAGTAGTGATACAAGCCTTAGGATTGTCAAGTTGAGCCTCTTTGAAGGCTTTAGTATTCTTACTAGTCACATCTACTACCTCAAAGATGTCATCAAACTTCTCAGGCTCTAAGATCATTACATGGATCACTCTACCCATTAAGAGTGCAGGGCTTGACATAGTAGATCCATACCTCTGAACATTGTAGAATGTCTTTGGGCTATCTAGAAGCAGTTTACAACTGGATGAGGATAACGCTAGTTTGTTAAGTGTTCCATAGTAGAACTCATCACCTACTGCTTTTTGAGTTAGCCAATCCTGATCGTAATCCGATCCATCAAGCATCAACATGATACACAAGTTAGATATTCAACAAACTCATAAAGGGCAAGGAATGCCATCAATGCAATAGTAGCCATCGTATATAAGGCAGCCATGATCTTTACTTTCTTCCAGTCAATCTTTTTCATATCTCTCTCTTTTAATGATATTCAAATATAAACAAAAGTTTTTAATAACTACTTGTCATCATCAAAAAAAGTTTGACCAATGAATTCCTCAAGGTCATCAACCCTCTTCTGTAATCCTCTTATTTGATTCAGGGCTACGCCTAAACCTACTCCAAATAATATCAGTATCATTTCTCTATGGTATACGGAAGGATATCACAGATCAGATCTTCAACATCCTCTATTCTTAAATAAGTAAACACATCCTGCTTACCGAATCTACCTATCCACTTATATAAGCCTTGTGATGGCTTTACTCTGTTCTTTCTTAGTACCACCTCTGAACTATATTTCTCGCACTTCTCTATCACCCTAGACCTTAGATCATCCTTCTTGAACACATAGAATCTATCAGGAAATTGAAAAGCAATGAACTCTGCTTTAGATTCCTTAGCACACCATCCATGATATCCCCAAACATTAAGAAACTCCAAAAGAATGAATCCATGATTATGCATAGGCTTTAAGCCTTTCACATCTATACACTTTCCTTCCCAATAGAAATCAATGTGTTTCTTGTCATCTGCTAGGCTAGACTTTATAGCTCCAGTCAACTCCTTGAACAGAGCCTCACCATCCTTTCCAATAGATACACAATGGTTTGTCCTATCATCAGATTGTTGTAGTCCTTTCTTTAGATAGTTACTCAGTTGCATCTAGTAGATCTTGAAGTTGCTTTATCCATTGAATCCAGATCTTAGGTGAGCAGGTGCAGGGCACACTATACTTGTGGCTAAAGATTCTGGAATGTATACGAGCAATACGCTCTCTATCACTATGCTTCAATGTCCTACCATTAAGCACTCCAGATGATAGATACTCTCGCTCTTCTTCTTCTAAGCACTCAGGCTCTTTGCTATATGGAAATAACTTATTGAGTTTATCCTTTCTATTATCGCATCCGCAATCATCTCCTGCTATCGCCTTGACTACTGCCTTGATCCCAGTAGCTTCTGTGATCTTCTCAATAGTATCACCTAGCCCCTTAGATTTTGTCGTAGTCTCCGTTTTTGTAATCTTCGTAGTCTTCTTTGATGCGGTTGTGGATTTTCGCTTTGCCATTTTTGATTGTATTCTTTATTGATGTTAAACCTATATCTGTCTCTCTGTGTATCTTATTCATAGAAGTTCCCTCCATATGTATTCTCATCATCTTAGAATCATACCAATGGAGATCACCGATCTCTTCCTCCATATATTCTATGAGTTTCTCCATCGCTTGTCGCTCTTCTGGATATGGCTGATCTAGATGGTAGTCAAAATGTATATCATCTATACTGACCTTGTCAATCCTTCGCTTTGCTCTCTGGTACTTTAGTGCCGTATTGATGCAGGAACGATAGACATAAAAAAAGTTAAGGGAGTCATCCTCGTAAAAGTTTGTTCTCCCTTCTCTCTCTAACTCTAATAATTTAAGAAACACCATCTGCACTATGTCAGATGCTACCTCATAGCTTCCATCTGTATAAGACTTGATGAAGCCAGTTAACCTCTTGAAATTTTCTCTGTAAAACTTCTCTATTCTGCCCATGATAATTGTATCATGAAGATGCCTAAGGCTATCTGTATCAAGTGAAGTCCTGATTCATCAGGTGTTGGTTGATAGTAGGCATAATTTACACCTACCATCATTCCACTTATTGCGCTAAACTCTAATTGCATCTTCTATAAGTTCATTATATAACTTCTTGTATTTCTGCAATATACCGATGTTATCATTTAATTGTACACATTCGTGTTTTAATTTACTAACCTCGTGCTCTAGTTCTATGATCCTCATCTTCTGTCTAGTGAACTGGGCTTGTAATCTATTTCCATTCTCAAACTTCTGGACTGGTGATTCTATAAGAATCTTCTGAGCAGTATCATAGAAAAATCTATATAGAGCAGACCAATTATGATTCACCTCGTGATTCTTAACTGCGTGGTGTATTGTTGCGTGGTTCTTACCAAAGATCCTACCTATATGCATTAAGGTCATATACTTCCTCATTGATACCATCATTGCTGATCTAGCATATACTTGATCTAGTTGTCTAGTCCCATTAGGGATCACTCCTATCTCATCAAAATACGCCTCAATCACTTTGCTTAAGTCTTCCATGTAATCTCTTTTTCTTTGTTTATTATTTTACTGAATGGGATCTTATGCAGTTTCCCAGTTGATGTATTCCTTACTATGTAAAAGCTAGATCCTACATCTATATCAGATTCCTCATCATCTACTCTAGTCTGGAAATATGCGTGAGTCTCTATGCATACGAACTCCATTCCATTGATCTCAAATCTCTGACCATCTAACATCTTCCTCTTAAAATTCATCCATATATCCCTCTAGGGCTTTTTGTAGTTGAATGTTCTCTCTTTGAAGTTCATACAGATCCTGCTTTAGTTTCCCATTTTTAATCCTTGCATCTAAGATGCTGCGATCTAAAGTAGTGAAGTAGTCTGTGATATGTCTGAAGATAGCCATCGTATCCATACATATGTTAAACACATCCCATAGCTGATCATCTGTGATCTCTTGCTGATGTCCTAGATATTTGCTGAGGTGATCTAACACCTTTCCTAATTCAGCCTCTTTCTCTAGGTAGTAGAGTTTATTACCTTCAAAATGGAGATCCATCTATTTCTATCTTTTTAGTTATTAAATCAAATCCATTGACCTTGAAGCCACAATTACCTTGAGTAGATTCTAGCTTAATAGGAGAATCTAATGGAGTAGGTCTACCTCCAGATTCTAACTCCTTCACCTTCCTGACATGGATATGTGTAAAGATCCAGTCCTGATCGTGTTGGGTGTATCTATGAAGTACAAAGAATTCATCCGAGCGGTTCACGAACTTACCCCCTCCTTCAACATCTGAAGCCATAGGAGGCATTGTATGTCCTGCGTAATCGTGTGGTGCTCTATGAACTTGCCTCATCGCTTGAGTTGCAGGATGTGTGTTGACTATCGTAGTAACTCCATACTCCTTGCAGAACTTTCTGATGTAGCTTGTTACCTCATAATGGTAATCATGCGTTGAGATCCCTTTGAGATCTTCCTTTCTGATCGTTAGAGAATTATATGGATCTATCATCAGTCCATCATATTGCCAGACCTCATGAATCTCCTCTGCTATCTTTAACAATTCAAAAGCATTCACTATCAACTCTGAATCTATGAATGCCCAATGACCTTGCACAAAGGCGTGATGTCTCCAGAATGTAGCCTCATCTAATTGATTGATTGGCTTACCTGCTAGAAACTCTATCAGTTTTCTCTGGAGAGATTCCACCTCATTCTCTGATGAGTATACTAGCCACTTCGTTCCGTTCTCTAATGTATGTAAAACTTGAAGGTAGCACATCGTATGAGTCTTCCCAACATTCGCATGTCCAGTAACAACTACGAAGTTTCCCTTCTTAAATCTAAGGTGATCATCTATCTCATTCACTCCAAATCTAGATGCAGGTGCGATCTTCCCTGCTCTTGCTCTCTCTAGATATCTTAAGGTCTGATCTGATTGTACTATGTGTTCGTGTATCATCTCTCTAAATTAACAATAATTTTTAATATCCTCACATAAGAGGAAAAAAAAGAGGAGCATTTCTACTCCTCTCTTGCTTAACATATTAGCTTATCAGAATCGCAGATTAACTTTGTTTCTACTATGATAATTGTAGATTGATTCCATTAGTGAAAGATACTGATTAGTATTTACACAATGTACTAAAGCCATTGGTTGTAATGCAACCTTACTGATTAATTGGCTGAATTCAAAATCTGTATTTTCATATAATTGCTGCAATGCTAGGACAAATGTCTTTCTCCCTGATCCATCATAGAAAGGATTTAAGATCTGGATCCAGTCAGCAATCATATTGCCTCTTTCTTTATTCACTACTTTCCAAGTTCCATTTTTGATTTTCATATACTGATCTCCATTATTAGAAGATAATAATGAAATCGCTATGGTTAGAGGTACATCATGATCTGAAACGAAATCTAGCAGATACTGATAATCTTTGTAACCCATACCTGCGTAACCATCTACAAATTCCTGATTAGTCCAATTCTTTGAGTTCTGATTTAACCTATGGACTTCATCTAATCCATATCCATCAATTTGAATGTACCTAATAGGCAAACCCAGATTAGTTGCAATCTTTACTCTGTGTTGGCCATCAATTATCTGAAATTTATCATTAACGATAATAGGTGATACTAAATAATCTTGCTCCATTGATTTCTTAAGTCTGTTTAAATGGAGTGTGTTCATTGGTCTATTACCATCAATAGACTTGAACATTTCATAGTTTTTGCTTTCTTTAACTTGCATGAGCATTGGTTTTAGAATTAAAAAAAAAGGAGGTCTAAGCCTCCTCTATATTAAAATGGTAGATCATCATCATTAGTACCGCTGACTATTGCCTTCGCTACTTCTATCTTTTCCTCTCTAGAGGAGAAGTGAGTATCATAATTCGTTTCCTTCTTCTCTGATGCCATCACCCAAGTAACAAAGCTATCAGCTACCTTCAATACATCTGTACTCTTAGCACCTTTATCCTTCAGGAGATCAACTGCTGCTTTCAAACATGACTGCTTAACTATCAACTCTTGTCTGTTGTCATCCTTACCTGAGTAATTAGGCTTTGAAAAGCCACCACCACCTGAGAATCCACCTTGAGCATATACTGGTTTGATTCTGTTTCCGTATGTAGTTGCATTCAATTCATATTCTGTTTCTGTACCTACTAGGAACTTATCTTGATCAGGCTTAACTGAGGAGTATTCTCCAGAGTCTGCGTTGTCAAACGATACTAGAAACTTGTACAATGTCTTACCATCCTTAAGTTGGTAATCTCCCTGAGGAGTAACGGATACTACTTTTGCTTTCTTCATGATTATTTAGTTGATTGATTAATTTCTAATGCTGCGATTTGAGCCTCAAGCATTGCTACTCTCTCTTCCATCCATTCGCTACCTATCTGGTGAGCAAAGTTCTCTAGATCATCAATGATCTGATAAATGTTTTCTGTATTCATATCTCTCTATTAATTGATTAGAGTACAAACTTAGAAATAAAAATTGAGATGTTAAAACAATTTGTTGATTATTTTCCCTTCTATCTGGATCACTGATGTATCCTTTGGGATGTCTGATGCAGGTTCTATACGAACTGCCCTGATGAATTTCTTATTATCATCTGTAATCATTCCTGCATCTACTAGAGCATCCTGAGTAAACTTGATAGCCATAATGCAGTTATCTAGATCATAACGATAATTGACCTTAGCGGTGATGATGCAGTACTCAAACTGAAAGTCATAATCTAGCTGCTTAGATATGATCTCTTTCCATTTTGTTTTCTCTCTAGATCTGAATGTCCAATGAGGAGAGGAGTAGAATTTATTAAGGGAAGGAATCTTCCCAAGATGTATCTCTATTTTAGTATGATCATGCATATCCTAATCTCTGTGCATACTCAGCATCTATGTCAGCAATCATTCCTAGATACTTCCACTCCTCAAGTTTAGCATCTACCCTCTGCTGAGGTGTTGAGTCTTTACCTAAGTTCTGGAAAAGCATAGCCATCTCATGAAGATAGCGATCTATATTAGGATCTCTCATTAGGTTGAATCTTTGATTTGTTAACCTGAAATAATACACCATCAACAATAAGATTCACATAGAATCCCTCAACTGCCCAAGCACT